GTCATCAAAACAAAACCAGAGGAAAAGCAAATGCCAAAATTATCAGCATCAGAAGCTGCGTTCAACTACGTCGCAAACCACACGGGTTGCACCCCAATGCAAGCAGGCAGAGTCCTTGCGCGGGAAGGGTACGTTGGAGAAACAATCACCGCGCTCATCTATCAAATGGTGAAGCAGGGCATGATTAGTAAGAACGACATCACCAAGCAACTGCACGTCCTGCAACCCACGTACACGCCAATCAAAACAAAGCAACGTGTATCCAAGCGTAAGTACGTACGCAAGGATAAGGCAGGGCTAGCGGCTTTGCCGCGCACCCAACCCATAGTGGAGAAAGCACCAGCACCAGCGCGAGAGCAAGCGCCGCTCACTGCTGACTACGTTATGAAGAACATTAGTTTGTCAGAAGCCAAGGCCTTGTTCGATCAACTCAATGGGTTCTTTGGATGAAGGTAAACCCACTGCACTACGCCAAGTTAGTTAAGCTGATGATGGATGGCGCATACAACTGCCACGAGTTAGCAGATATGACTGGCTTGGCGTACGCCACTGTTTTGTCTTATGCGAAAGCACTGCACAAAGAGAAGGCTGCGCACATCTCCATGTGGGATAAGGATTCTGTTGGTAGAGACACCGTTAAGATTTATATGATCGGTGCGGGACGTGACGCCAAACGACAGACCATGCCCCGCACGGAGGTGTACAAGCGCTACCGTGACAAGAAGCGACATCAAGAACTACTAAGGAGGATGGTGCTATGACATGCCCCGACTGTGAACGATATAAAAAGAGCGCGGCTAACTGGCGCAACAAAGCCTACGAGTTGGGGGGCACGCCCCTGCCGTGGGAGCCTGAAGAACTGCTACGCAAAGAGTACGAGCGTGGGTATGCAGACGCGATGAACTGGAAGGTACAGAACCACCTTGAACACTTACCACCGAGGGAGAAGAACACGTGAGCGATGGTTATTACTGCGTGATCTGCGGCAGGTTCTTGCCAGCAGACGAGTATGGGGTGATTGTGCATGACGACATACCCCACCCACCAGAGATGGATTTTGCAGAAGAGGAGAACCCGCAATGACTAGCGACTACAACTTTCAAAAAGCACGAGAGGCTTGGGGGGATGCAAATTCTCCAACCAACTACGGAACCTATGCAGACGGCGTCATGGCTGAACGCAAACGCATCGTAAACTTGTTAATGATTCAGCACGAGGCGGCTAACGGCAGTCACAACTACTGGCAAGTTGCGGCAAATTTAATTCAAGCAGAAGTAGCGAGTGACACATGAGACCCGATTCACCCTGCGTGGCTGTCTGTACAACCCTTTATGACGAGGTGTGTAAGGGGTGCGGCAGAACCTATGTCGAGGTGGCGAACTGGGTGTTTATGACTGAAGACGAGCGCGAAGTTGTGTGGAAACGCATTGATGCAGAAGCCACCGCTTGGCGCTACAACACATACAAGGAGAGAGCATGAAAACAGTATTGAAACCCAAAACCGAGTGGGGTAGCTGGAGAGAAGAAGCAGTCGTGGCACAGAAGCGCACGTTCAAACCGATGGAGGGCAGCTACCATCCGACAGAGTTGAGCGCACCCGCTATCAGGCCCGGCGCGGATGACCACATGAAGTACCCGAGCCGTAACGGTAACACGTTGTCGTATCGAGACGGTCGCAAAGAGAGGGTGAACAAGTGAAATGCCCTGTCTGTAATACATGGACCGTTGTGAAAGAAACAAGAACCAGACTTGACGGCTCCAAGCGGCGTTCCTACGAGTGCGCCAACGAGCACCGATTCAGAACGTCGGAAGTAGTAGACGCCGTCAAAGAGAGTACGCGGTACGAGCAGGTTCAAACGCAATCAAAAAGGAGACCCAATGATGACGATTGAAAACGAAATGTCTAAGACTGATAAGTTAGTGAGAAGGGTAATGGCGGGGGCACCGCCACAGCCTGAAGAAACGCCAAAGAAAGAACCGATAGATTGGCGCTCAGAATTTGAAGACGGGTGGGATTATCACGGTATCATTTATACGATCGGCAAGACGCTGGCATGGGTCGTGGTTGTGTCCGCGATGGTCGGTTGGATTTATGGCCTCATAACTAATCAGGTGTAACAATGAAATCATTCCCCCCAACACAGGCACAGATCGACTCCGTTACTCGCAAGCTAGACATTGTGCTTGGCGTTGCGGGGGAGCGAGACGAACAGATCAACGTGCTTGTACATGCGTTAGCAAACGCCGCTATTGAACAACGACTTGAGATGGCAAGCGTCATCAACGCACTGACCGCTGTTTACTTGTCGGGTATGGAGAAGTTAATTGAGCAGGAGGACGAAGACTATGATGAGTGAAGAAGATGTGCATGAGCTTGACCTACAACTAGGTGATGCCTTGCGTGAGATTCGTATGTTGCGTCGGCAACGGGATGCTGCGATGGACGAGGCACTGCGCCTGCGCCATACACTTGAACACATCCATGCCAAGACGTTTTTAGCAATACAAACTATGGAGCCAATCGCACATGAAGACAAAGATTCTTACTGACGGGCTGAACGGCACGAGTGCCGATGACATACAGCACGGCGGCACACACTACAAAGACATGACCATACAGCCGTGGGCTGTGATGGAGGCGGTGTTGACACACGAGGAGTTCGTTGGATTCCTGAAAGGCAACATCATCAAATACAGTTTGCGCCAAGGCAAGAAGGACAGCCCTGACGCAGACAAAGCCAAGCACTACATGCAGAAGCTAAGTGAAGTTAGGAGGGAATGGTAATGGTTACACGAATGGAAGCAGCACTAATATTGGCCGACCAGTGCTGGGAAAAAGCAAACAGCACTAACCCTGAATTTGTTGAACGTTATTTGGAACTTGCGGAAGCACTACTTGAGAACAAACCGTACGTTACAGGCGACGAGTTCCGAGAGTACTGTGCAAACAGTAATCTTCGCCGTCCTGAAAACTTACACCCTAACGTGTGGGTGAGCGGTGTACGTGCGCTAAAGGCGTTGGGTTGGATAACGCCTGTACAAAAAGTAGAACCTATTAAGGCGCACAACCACATGCCGAGTGTTACAAAATGGCGAAGTGAGATTTTTTACGGTAAAAAATAAAATGAAAAGAATAAAAGAAACGTCCGGCTCAGGGTGGTGAGCCCGATTGGTCAGCGTGTGAGGTACGACCTTGTAGATGTTTAACGCACGCTGACGGTAGTTACTATGCCACTAAGGGTGCTAACACCCCAGACAGTAGTAACTCGATCTCCACACGGTGAAGCGGGAGGGCACCGAATCTACATTCCCCTCCCACCCCTTAACTTATTAACAGGAGAGCAATCATGGCGTCAACGCCGGAAGCGCTAGTCAAGAAGCGCATTAGAAAAATACTAGACACCACGTCAACGTACTACGCCATGCCAATCGGTACAGGCTACGGTAACAGCGGTGTGCCTGACTTCCTGTGCTGTACAAACGGACACTTCCTAGCCATCGAAGCCAAGGCGGGTAAGGGTAAGACAACAGCCCTGCAAGACGCACACCTCGACCGCATCAGAGATGCGGGGGGAACTGCCGTTGTTATCAACGAGCAGAACATTGACCAACTACCTGATATGTTGGAGAAACTTAAATGAGCTTATTAGATATTGTTCGGGGTGCTGTCCCGGCGTTCGATGACATGACACCAGACGACAAAGAACGCTTTGCTGGTATGTGCGGTGTCCTTGCCGCGTGTCTAGTCGATGGTAAGAAAGCGGTGTGGATGATTGATACAGACGAGCGCTTGACGCTGATGTCAGTCAACTGCGATGAGTTTGAGATGGCGCAGTTGGTAAGTGAGGGCTACCACTCGTTACATTGTTCCATTATGGAAGCTGCCCCGCCAAAGGAGGAGATGAATTGAGCAAGCCATTCGACCAAATAATAACTGTTGACTTCGAGACGTACTGGGACAGCAAGTCGTTTACGTTAAACAAGATGACTACGGAGGAGTACATACGCCATGAAAAATTTAGAGACTTCGGAGCTTGCTTCCATGTATATGGAAGCGACGACCCAATTGAGTGGGTTAGAGGATGCGACATACCTGAGTACGTTTCTGGAATCGACTGGAGACGAACAGCACTTCTCGCGCACAACGCCCAATTCGATGTGTCAATACTGGGATGGCGATATGCTGTATCCCCCGCGTTCATATTCGACACCTTATCAATGGCGCGAGCTTTACGTGGCGTGGAGGTTGGCAATTCACTCGCCAAACTTGCCCAAGCGTTCGGACTGCCCGCTAAAGGCGATGCCGTTCACTCGACTAATGGGCTTACCGAGCTTTCTCCAGAAGTGGAGCACGAACTCGCTGAGTACTGCAAACATGATGTGTTTCTGTGTGAAGAAATATTCAAACGGCTCGCGATGGGGTATCCTGCATCGGAGCTACGACTCGTAGACATGACGCTCAAGATGTACACCGAGCCGATGCTTCAGTTGGACAGCGAGATGCTTGAGCAGGCGTTGGTGGACGAGAAGGCACGGCGTGAAGGTTTACTGCAACGTCTTGGTGTAGAAGAAAAGCAGTTGGCATCCAACCCGATGTTCGCCAAGATTCTGGTGGGCATGGGTGTACCACCTCCGAAGAAGGTCAGCAAGACAACAGGCAAAGAAACGCTGGCGCTTGCCAAGAACGATGCGCTGTTCCAAGCCCTGCTCAATGGGGAGAACGAGGATGTGGCCTCGCTGTGTGAGGCACGCCTAGCGGTGAAGTCAACGACTGAGCGCACCCGAGCCCAACGGTTCCTAGACATCAGCAAGCGCGGTCCCCTGCCAGTACCACTAAGTTATTACGGAGCGGGAACGGGGCGGTGGACGGCATCCAAGGGTAGTGCCATCAACATGCAGAACTTGAAGCGTGGCTCGTTCCTACGCAAAGCGATCATGGCACCCGAAGGGCATCAGCTAGTTGTTGGTGACTTGTCTCAGATCGAGCCCCGTGTACTGGCATGGCTGGCTGACTACGAAGACATGCTGCTGATCTTTAAGCAGGGCGGCGACCCGTATGCGGCTTTCGGTGCGCAGATGTTCAACATCCCGGGCATGACCAAGGAGAGCCATCCTGATCTGCGTCAGTCCGCTAAGTCTGCGTTGCTTGGCTGTGGCTACGGCTTGGGCTGGGCATCGTTCGCGGCGCAGTTGTTGACCGGTTTCCTTGGCGCACCGCCAGTTATGTACACGAAAGACTTTGCCAAGAAGCTGGGCGTGAATCGAGGCTACGTGGAGAAGTTCGTAAACTGGCAAGACAACATCAAGAAGCTGGAGGAGATACCCCACACCTGTTCTCTTGATGACTTGTTAACACATGCGGTAGCGGCGAAGCGGATTATTGACATCTACCGTGGCACCGCTTGGCCTGTCGTAGCGTTCTGGGATATGTGCGGACACCTGATCGAAAAATCGCTTGCGGGTGGCAAAGAAGTCGTGTATAAATGTATCACTTTCAGAAAAGAAGAGATCGTATTGCCCAACGGCATGCGGCTCTTGTATCCGAATTTACGTACAGTTAAAGATGACGACGGTAGGAGCCAGTGGGTTTACGGGCCAGACGCTACCAAGCTCTATCCGGGCAAGATTACGAACAACATTGTGCAGGGCACAGCTCGTATCGTGATGACGGATGGGATGCTCAGAGTGGGGAAAAGATACCCCATCAAGGGCACAGTGCATGACGAGCTTATAGCCGTGGTGCCTGACGAGGAAGTGTCTGACGCGAAGACTTGGGTCTTGGCGCAGATGACTATGGAGCCGAAGTATATGCCGGGCATACCTTTGGACGCTGACGGTGGCGCTCACCGCCGATACGGGTTAGCAAAAAAATAGGAGAAGCAAATGTTATTACCGAAGACTATCGAGGTTGGTAAGTCGATATACAAAATAGATCAGCCACGAGAGATACACAAATGTCTTGGGCAGATCAACTTCGACAAGAAGACTATTTCCGTGGCAACGCATGCCGGTCGGTACCGACTGGCTGACGGCGAGCGTAGTGATTCGTTCTGGCACGAGTTGACGCACGCCATCCTGAACGACATGGACCACCCCCTGACGCGTGACGAGAAGTTTGTCACCGCCTTTGCTCGTCGACTCAACGACGCTATCATTTCTGCGGAGTTCTGATGAAAAAACCAGCATGGAGCCATAGCTCCCTCAAGGACTACGAAGGGTGCGCTAGGCGCTACCACGAGGTCAAGGTGCTCAAGAAGTACCCGTTCCAAGAGACCGAAGCCACACGCTACGGCAACCAAGTCCATGAGTCGCTGGAGTTCTACATCAGGGATGGCAAAGAGATACCGCCAGAGCACAGCCAGTTCAAGCCAGTTGTTGACAAGCTGTTAGCAAAACCCGGACGTAAGCTAGCCGAACAGGAGATGGCGCTCACCGTGGACCTAAAGCCGACCGACTGGAAAGCCAAGGACGTGTGGGTGCGCGGCATTGCTGACATGCTGATTCTGGACGACGACAACTTCACGGCGTGGGTGGTGGACTGGAAGACAGGCAACGATAAGTACCCCGACCGAGACCAGTTGGTGCTGATGTCAATCATGGTTTTCGAGCACTACCCCCATATCCGCAAGGTTAACTCTGCTCTGCTATTTATTGTCAAGAACAGCATGGTCAAGATGCAAATGACACGGGAACAAAAAGACGCGGCATGGTGGCGCTATCGTGAGCGAACCGCTAGACTAGAGGCTAGCTTCGCCAATGATGTCTGGAACCCCAATCAAACACCTTTGTGTAAGTGGTGTCAGGTAGCAGGATGCGAGTTCAACCCAAACCATTGAGGAACAGAAATGGCCTACGTAAACAAACCACGTCCCTACAAAAAAGAGTACGAACAGTACGACGGGACGCCCGAAGTTAAAAAGAAACGCGCTGCTCGTAACAAAGCAAGGCGCATGATGGAAGCCGAAGGGTTAGTCCGCAAAGGAGATGGCAAAGATGTCGACCACAAAAGGCCCCTTTCAAAAGGCGGCACCACAACTAGAGGCAATATTCGAGTTAAGGACGCGTCTGCAAACCGATCATATAAACGCAATAAGGATGGTTCCGTCAAGTGACGATGTGCCCATAGACGTACTGGCTGATCTTTGGCTAGTACGTTTTGGAGATGCGTGGATAGATCAAGACGTTATTAACACCGACGACTTCTTTTACAGCGCGTTCATTCGCTTACGGCAAAAGGGATACATACAACAACATTTCTTGACAGACCGCGCAAAGTACGTGTGTCGCAAACCAAAATAAGAGAGAAGCAATGCAAATCGTAAATGACAAGGCGCTAGTCTTGCGGACTCGTAATCCGTCCAAGTACAGCGTGATCCCAAAGCACCGGATCGTGGCAGAGAAAGACGGCATCTATGACATTGCTGTCTACTGGGGCTTAGATGAGACCAGAGTTCTGCGCAATCTTGGCGTGAAGCATGCCCCATCCCCCATAACAAGACGCTATGACTGGCCCGGTCGGTTTACACCGATGGATCACCAAATAGAAACCTCTGCGTTTCTGACCCTGCATCGTCGTGCGTTTTGTTTCAATGACCCCGGCACAGGCAAAACGCTGTCTGCTTTGTGGGCGGCTGACTACTTGATGCAACGTGGTGAAGTTCGCCGTGTGCTTATCCTGTGTCCGCTGTCTATCATGCACAGCGCGTGGATGGGCGACATCAACAGTAGCGTCATCCACAGATCAGCAGTCGTAGCCCACCACTCGCAAGCTGCGCGGCGTATTGAAATGATTCAGGGTAACTACGAGATCGTCATCGCCAACTACGATGGCTTGAACTTGATTGCCAACGAGATCAACAACGATGGTCGGTTTGATTTAGTTATCGTGGACGAAGCCAACGCATACAAGAACCCCGCTACGCGCCGCTGGAAAGCCTTGGCATCAATCATCAAGCCTGAGACGTATCTGTGGATGATGACGGGTACACCTGCCTCGCAGTCACCTGTGGATGCGTATGGTCTGGCTAAGTTGGTGAACCCCGGCGGTGTGCCGAAGTTCTTCACGGCGTGGCGTGACAAGGTGATGAACAAGATAACGATGTTCAAGTGGGCACCCAAGCACAACGCCAAAGATACTGTGTTCGACGCACTCCAACCAGCAATACGTTTTAGTAAAGCTGAGTGTCTTGATCTGCCGCCAGTTATCACGATGACGCGCGAGGTGCCCATGACGGCGCAACAGAGCAAGTACTACAACACGCTCAAAGAGCAGATGCTGGTCAAGGCGGCGGGAGAAGTTATCACCGCAGTCAACGCTGGCGTTGCTGTTAACAAGTTACTGCAAATCTCTTGTGGTGCCGCGTATACTGATGACAAAGAGGTGGTCGAGTTTGATGCCGCGCCGCGCCTCAATGTGTTGGGGGAGATTTTGGAAGAGACATCACGCAAGGTCATCATCTTTGCGCTGTTCCGCTCCAGCATCGACACGATCGTCACGCACTTAACCAAGCAGGGCATAGGCGTGGGGCAGATTCACGGCGACGTGTCAGCCAGTAAACGTGGTCAGATCATTAACGACTTTCAGAACACAGACAACATTCGCGTGTTGGTAATGCAGCCTCAAGCTACGGCGCACGGCATCACACTGACAGCCGCTGATACTGTTGTTTTCTTTGGGCCGTTGATGAGCGTGGAGCAGTACATCCAATGTATTGCACGAGCAGATCGTAAGGGACAGAACAGTGACAAAGTCACAGTTGTTCACATAGAATCGAGTCCCCTTGAGAAGAAAATGTTCAAGGCGATGAACAGCAAAGTTGATGACAACTCGTTGCTCGTTAGCTTGTTCGATAGTGAAGTAAAAAATAAATAAGAAAGGGGTTGCGGATGCAAACAAAACCTGTATGATGTCAAACCTTAGACAGAGGAGAAGCAAATGACTGAAGAAAATAACTCTGCAAATTTAGTCCCGATGGACAAATTAGCAAGGGTGTATCGCAAGATGCAAGCGGAAGTACAACGCCTGACCAGAGAGTACGAGACGCAAGTCGAAGAACTCAAAGCCAAGCAAGAGGTAGTGAAAATCGCAATCAAAGACCAGATGTTACTGCTTGGCACAACGTCCATCAGAACAAATGGCGGGACCATATCGCTGTCCAAAAAAACACGGTACAACACCGCTGATTGGGATTCGTTTAAAGAATTCATTAAGGAACATGACGCCGTAGACTTGCTTGAGAAGCGCATTGCGCAGACCAACATGGCTACGTTCCTTGAGGAAAACCCCGGCGTCGTTCCCCCCGGACTGAACTCGCTAACTGAATACGCGATTTCTGTTCGTAAACCAAGTGCATAAGGAGAAGTGAAATGAGTAATGTAGCTATGTTTAATCCAACACAAGTGCCTGCGTTCGCTAAGAACCGTGGCGAATTGTCTGACCTTGCCAAGTCCCTAGCCGGTGGTGCTGGTGGCGGTGGTGGCGGTAAGCGCATCTCCATCAAAGGTGGTGTGTTCCGTCTGCTGGCTTCTGGCAAAGAGATTGCTGCAATTGATGAGCGCTACCTCGACGTGGTGATTGTCAACGCCGCACCTAAAGTCAACCGCGTGTTCTACGCGAAGAGCTATGACGCGGCTGCTGTGTCTGCGCCTGACTGCTGGTCGCCTGATGGTGATAAGCCTGCACCCGATGCAGAGAGCCCACAAGCTAGCCGTTGCGCTGAGTGTGTGCAGAACATCGCTGGCTCTGGTCAGGGTAACAGCCGTGCCTGCCGCTATCAGCAACGTGTTGCTGTGGTGCTTGCCAACGATATGGAAGGTGACGTGTTGCAGTTGACTCTGCCCGCTACCAGTATCTTCGGTAAGGAGAACGGCGATGAGCGTCCCCTGCAAGCGTATGCCCGCTACCTTGTGGCGCAGAACATTGACCCCTCTGAAGTGGTCACGCGCATGAAGTTCGACACCAAGTCTGAGAGCCCCAAGCTGGTGTTCAAGCCCATGCGCTGGCTGACTGACGACGAGCGTCCCGGCGTTGTAGCACAGAGTAAGTCTGAACCCGCTATTCGGGCAATTACTATGACGGTCGCCAAGCAGGATGGTGTAGTATCTAAGCCCTTGGCTATCGAAGGTACCCGCCCCACCCCCGTAGATGAAGAAGCCCCTGCGCCAAAAGCAAAGAAGGCTAAAGCTGAAGTGGTCGAAGTCGAGGAAGACGAGGAACCTGTTGTCCGTAAGGAGACCAAGAAGCCCAACGCCGTACCTGCGGCTAAGGGATCATTGGCAGACATGGTTGACGACTGGGACGACGAATAAGGAGAAGGGGGCCTCGGCCCCCGTTACGATGGCTTACTCACAACAAACTATTCAAGCCGTTAAGAAAGCACCAAAGACGTTGGGCAACCAGCTTGGGCGATGGGCAGTGCATCTAGAGTTCCCTGTGACAAAGATCGCGGAGTTATCTGGCGCTACCCGACAGTCTGTGTACAACTGGTTCAACGGAGGCGAGGTGTTCGTAGCCTACCGACCAGTCGTAAAGACGCTTCTTAGCGTATTCCAAACATCTACAACAGCCGATGAGGCTTGGAGAAAAGCATGCAAGGCATTAGACCGCACACTCTGACAAACGAAGAGTTAGTCCACTACACAACGATTCAGGGCTTCAAGAACCTACCGGCAGAGTGGGTAGAGGAACTGGTTATCAGACTAGCGCTGCTCCCAGACCCGCCACGTCCGGTTAAAGACACGCACACCAAAGACCTATTTAGCGCTGACAATTAATGTAAGGGACTGCCATGACGCCGCTTGAATTTTTAGCGGAGGTTCTGCCGTCCCCGGGTAACGGGTACTACTGCGTAGCGGAACTGACAAAACGAAAAGAACATCAATTTCTGGAGGAGATAGCCGGGGCACAGCCCCACATAGACCGCTGGCTTGCAAACGAGTGCGACATATTCTTTGCGCTGGCTACATTCAAGGAACCCGGCAAACGCGAACAAATCAACACCCAAGTAATTAAATCCCTGTTTATCGACATGGACGGCTACGCCTCTAAGAAGGCGGCGGCTATGGCGCTGGATGGGTTTCTTAAAACTACTGGGCTAGAAGCGTTTGGTGCGCCGTGGGTTGTGGCTTCTGGCGGGGGGATTCACTGCTACTGGCCCCTCACCGAAGAGGTCAACACGACTATTTGGAAACCTGTTGCTGAGAAGTTAAAGCGGCTGTGCGTCCAAGAGGGTCTGAAGATCGACATGAACGTGACGGCGGACTCTGCCCGAGTTCTGCGCATACCTGAGACCAAGAACTTCAAGAAGAAGTACGGCACCCCACGTCCTGTGAAGCTGATGTCTACGGCTGGTAGGTTCGATTTCGAGGACGTGGCTGACTGCATTGACGCCCAACTGCGGGAAGAGTTTAGGCCGCTCCCCCAGACGATGGTGGAGATTAGCGGCACGCGTCCCAAGCGCGACCCCAACGCTACGCAGGTTAAGTTGCTGGAGAACGCCGACACTAGCTTCGAGCAAATCTGGGACAAGACGGTTGCAGGGACGGGTTGCGGACAGATCAAGGACTACGTCGAGAACGCCCAAGAGGACGGCAAAGAACCGATCTGGAGGGCGCTCCTATCTTGGACCAAATGCTGCTCAGACGGACCCGAATACGCGGTCTGGTTGAGCGATATGCACCCCTACGACCATGCGCGGATGCACCAGAAGATCGTCGAGATCAAGGGGCCGTACTCCTGCGTCAAGCTAGATAGCGAGAACCCCGGCATCTGCGGTACCTGTCCGCACTCTGGGAAGATCACCAACCCGCTGATTCTGGGACGGGTAATCCGTACTGACGACTCTGAGAAACAGATTGTCCTAAAC